GAATAAACGGATGTATTCGCATCAACTGTTGCGGTCGTCAAATACAACGCAGCTTTAAATGTATCAGCAGTAGATGCTGCGCGAATGGGGGCGACACCAAAGTTATGGGTAGAGGTTAGCAACTCACCCATAAAAGTTGTGCACATTGATTGCGTATTAGCCATGGTAGTTCCTTAAAATTCTGCTGCTTCAGCAAACAGCGAGGGGCCGGTTTTTAGGGTGACATGAGCAGAACGATGAACAAGTTCACCCTCTAACCAATATTCAACCCAAGTTGTGGATTCAATCTCATTATCAAGGGAACCTTCGCGTTTTTCAAGCAAAGAGTCATCCATATCGCCTTTGGTCGTGGTAACAATCAATTTGAACTCCTAATAAGCGCCGCTGTCGAAGTGTTGGCTGGCATAGTAATTGTAAATGTAGTAATGGAAGTTTTGTCAGATCCAAA